AAGCACAATACTAGTGAGCAGTTATATCTTGTTGGCGATATCATTGATGGCTGGAGACTACGAAGAAAGTTTTACTGGCCTCAATCCCACACCAATGTAATCAGACGAATACTAACTGCAGCCAAGAGAGATACTAAAGTAATATATGTTGTCGGCAATCATGATGATTCTCTGAGGGATCTATTGCCATTTGATATACATTTTGGCAACATTGATCTTGTGAACCAGTGTAGACATCAAGGTGTCAATGGTAAAGTCTATATGGTGATCCATGGCGACATGTTTGATGGTGTTCTTAGAACCAAGTTAAGTTGGCTATATCACATTGGTGATATTCTATACAATGTACTACTAGATGTTAACATGTTAGTTAGTAAAGTGAGGAATATGCTTGGTCTACCACATTGGAGCTTAAGTGCCTACCTTAAGAATAAAACAAAGGAAGCTGTTTCTTATCTTGGGGACTTTGAACGACTAATAACTGAATACTGCCATAAACAAAAAGCTGATGGTGTGATATGTGGCCATATCCACAAAGCAGTAATCAAAGAAGTCAATGGTATAGAGTACATGAACGATGGGGACTGGGTAGAAAGTTGCACAGCGCTTGTCGAGCGCCACGATGGTAGATGGGAAATACTAAATTGGCTAGAACAAAAATCATCTTAATAACAGATGCCTGGGAACCTCAGGTAAGTGGTGTAGTGACCACCTATAAGAATATCATCAGTAACCTTCCGGAGGGGTATTCTGTTGATGTTATTCATCCAGGATTATTCACATGTGTATCAATCCCATTTTACAAATCTATACCATGGGCAATATGTTCTTATACAAAAATGAGGAATATGTTGAAGATGAGGAAGTATGATTGGAACATGAAAGGATATAATGTCAAGTTCCATATTGCAACAGAAGGTTCTCTTGGTTTTAGAGCACGTCGTGCTCTCACATCACTAAAGTATCAATACACATCAGCATACCACACAAAGTTTCCAGAGTTTATTCAACAGATAGTTGGGCTGCCTACATGGACAACTAAATGGTACTTTGATTGGTTCCATAAAAATTCACAAGTTGTTATGTGTTCTTCAACATCCAATGCTGAAGAAAATAAGCAGTGGAATTCAGTTGTACTTGGTAAGGGGTATGATAGTTGCTTCAAATATAAAGACAAAAAGTCTTCTGAGATAGTTTTACTTTATGTTGGTAGAGTCAGCAAGGAAAAGAATATAGATGATTTTTGCAGGGTGGAGATCGGTGGTGCAATAAAGATCGTGGTCGGTGACGGACCATATAGATCAAAGCTAGAAAAGATGTATCCATCCGTAAGATTTGTTGGGTATAAGTTTGGAAAAGAACTTGCTTACTTTTACCAGTCAGCTGATGTTTGCGTATTTCCAAGTAAAGTAGATACGTTTGGAATAACTATCCTAGAAAGTATGGCCTGTGGTACCCCTGTTGCTGGTTACCCTGTTACTGGTCCAATTGACCAGATCATTAATGGTGTCAATGGATACGTTAGCGATGATTTGGAAGATGCAGTAATAAACTCGCTAAACATTGATAGAGAACGAACCTTCGAATCCGTTCAGAACATCTCATGGCAATCATCTGCTAGACAATTCGTTAGTTATATTGATAGTTGACACCTGGTCCTTTTTGTTATATAATATAATCTTTGCATGGAAAATGGCGTAGAATAGTAACAGAATGAGCAAGTTCTATACAAATGTAAGCATCCGAGGGAATAAGATCCTTCTTCGTGGCTATGAGGATGGCCGCAGGGTCCATACCGACGTCCCATACCAACCTTTCTGCTTCCAACGCTCGAGCAATCCTAATGCTCCCTATAAGACGATTGATGGCTATCCAGCTGATCGGAAGGACTTTGAATCCATCAATGATATGATGGATTACATTAAGATGTATGATGGAGTCGAGGGAATCAAGCTATATGGAATGACAGCAAAGAACTCCCTGATCTATCCATTCATCCACGAATACTATCCTGGTGAGATTCAATACGATGCTTCAATTATGAACATCGTCCACCTCGATATCGAGGTCGCCGCTGATGAAGGATTCCCTAACATCGATGAGGCTGATAAGGCACTAACTGCTATTACTATCAAGGTAAAGGATAGGTACTATACCTTTGGTTGTGGTGACTATACTCCTTCTGCTGACAACATCATGTACGCTAAGTGTAAGAACGAGCGCGACTTGATTATGAAGTTCCTAACCCTTTGGGACTCGCCTCTTGTTGACCCTGATATTGTTACAGGATGGAACGTAGAGGGGTTCGATATTCCCTACCTTGTTAATAGAATTGATAGAGTATTCAATGACGAAGGTAAGATGTCAAAGAAACTTTCTCCCTGGAAAGTAATCGATGATAGAGAGATTATTATGAGAGGGTCTGGCAAGGTAATGAAGGCCAAGACTCTAAGAGGCATTTCTGTACTTGACTATCTTCAGTTGTATAGAAAGTTTACCTATTCCGATACAGAAAGCTATTCTCTTAACCATATTGCTCACCTTGAGCTTGGTGAGAAGAAGATTGATTACTCTGAATACGAAAGTTTGTTTGGTCTCTATAAGAACGACTTCCAAAAGTTCATTGAGTATAATATCCACGACGTTACTCTTGTATCAAAGCTCGATGATAAGATGAAACTTATCGATCAGGTTCTTGCTATTGCATATGATGCGAAGGTCGATTACATTGATACACTAAAGACTGTACGCATGTGGGATATGATCATCCACAACTACCTGATTGATAGTAATATCGTTGTTCCTCTTTCAAAGACTGGTGAAGAACTAGAAAAGGTTAGAGAAGAAAAGGACCAACCTATTAAGGGTGCCTATGTTAAGGACCCCAAGCCTGGCATGTATAAGTATGTTGTCTCGTTTGACTTGACTTCACTATACCCATCTTTGATCATGCAGTACAATATCTCACCTGATACAAAGATGTCAAAGGTTGACCTTACACCAGAAGATTGTTTAGACAATGCTGGTGTATTCCAAATGCATAAGGACGAAGCCAAGAGTCTTGACTATACACTCTGTGCTAATGGTACAATGTATAGAAAGGATAAGTTGGGATTCCTACCAGCACTAATGGAAAAGGTCTTTGCCGATAGAAAGCGATATAAGAAGCTGATGCTTGAAGCGAAGCAGAAGTTTGAGGTATCGAAAGACCATGAGGACGAGAAGAAGTACATCCAGTATAACAATATGCAGATGGCAAAGAAGATTCAGCTGAATAGTTGTTATGGTGCTTTGTCTAATATCTACTTTAGATTCTTTGATACTGAACTGGCTGAGGCTATTACATTATCTGGCCAGGTATCGATTCGGTGGATGCAAGATAGAATGAATGAGTTCTTGAATAAGACTCTCAAGACTAACAATGTTGATTATGTCATCGCTGTAGATACCGACTCGTTGTATATCACTCTAGATAAGTTTGTAGAGAAGGTGTATAGTGGTAAGTTGCCTGAGCGCGAGAAGATTATTCGTATGCTTGATAAGGCATGTGATGAGGTCTTCCAGCCATTCATTGAGAAGAGTTATGATGACCTTGCCAACCATATGCTAATCCATAGTCAGCGTATGCAAATGAAGCGAGAGTCAATTGCTGATAAGGGTATCTGGGTTGCAAAGAAGAGATACATTCTCAATGTCTTTAACGAAGAAGGTGTTCAGTATGAGCATCCAAAGCTAAAGATGAAAGGTATCGAGGCTGTTAAGTCCTCTACCCCAGCAAAGATTAAGGAAGCAATTAAGAAGTCGCTTGACATTATTATGAATGGCACCAAGGATGATTTTGCTAGGTTTGTAGAGGATTTCAAACAAGAATTTGACACATTACCATTCGAAGATGTTGCATTCCCTAGAAGTTGCCAAGGTGTAACCAAACACAAGATTGGAGGCAAAGCCATTCCAATTCATGTTAGAGGCGCTCTTGTCTACAATGCTTACATAAATAAGTTTGGTCTAGATAAGAAGCACAACAAGATTCAAGACGGGGATAAGATTAAGTTTTGTTATCTAAGAACACCTAATCCATTTTCAACAAATGTGATATCATCCCCTGGAGCGTTGCCAAAGCAGTTTGGTATCAATGACTATATTGACCATGATACTCAATTTGAGAAGTCATATATTGAACCAATGAAATCTATTACTGACAACATTGGTTGGGAAGTTGGCAATAAACAATTAACACTAGAAGACATGTTTGGGTAACTATATGCAAAAAGGTTATAACTTTGATTTTGGTTTCAGCGCAGTTGATGAAGATGAGCTAAAGAAGCTAACTGGGGCTGAACAAGAAACTGAAGAACTTTCAAAACTCCTTGATGAGCAGGCCACCAATGCTGAGCTCTATAAGGATACTGTTGTTCAAATTCAGGAAATGATTACTCCTCTTATCAACAACCTCATGCTTAACCCAAACAAGAACTATATCTACTGGCCAAATAGAGTTGATAAGATGAAAGTATTCAAGGCTGAGTTAGATAAGCTATTCACAATAGCCAAAGATGCTTCTTGATTATCTAGTCCTAGCTGTTGCACTAATTCTATCTGGTGTTGCTGGCTACTATTCTATAGTAGGCTTGGCAGCCATCTTTAGTGGCGCGTTTTTTTCCGTTGTCCTAATGGGCTCAGCTCTTGAGCTTGGTAAACTTGTAGCGGCTAGTTGGCTATACAGAAACTGGGAAGAAGCACCAAAGCTAATTAAGTACTATTTGTCGGTGGCTGTAGTTGTATTAATGTTTATCACATCGATGGGTATATTTGGTTACCTATCCAAGGCTCACCTAGAGACCCAAGCACTAATGACATCTGATGTTAGTGCCGAACTACAAACACTTAATGATACAATTGAATCTAGAACAAATACAAAGGTTCTAGTTGAAAAACAAATACAGAACATTGATAATACTCTAATCAAGTATATCGAAATGGGTTCTGTAACAAAGGGCCTACAAGAGAAAAGAAAGCTCGATGGTGAGCGTAGACAGCTTGAGGAAGAACGAAAGGCTGTCGAACAAGAGCTTGTAGAGCTGAAGTCTAAAAAGAATAAGTTGGATTCAGAAGTCAAAAAGATAGAAGTCGAAGTTGGTCCACTAAAATATATTGCGGAGTTAGTTTATGGGTCAGATGCGGAAAGCCATTTTGATAGTGCTGTTCGTATGGTTATTATACTTCTTATATTGGTCTTTGACCCTCTTGCCGTTATTCTTCTAATCGCTGCTAACTCTAACTTTGTTAACCGAGATAAAAAGATTCAACAAGAAAAACGTATTCAAGAGTTGAGAAAACTTGGAAAACGTGGTATAGTAGTCAATAAGAAAGAGATACTAAAGTTATAATTTATACTAAGAGGATAATATGTCAAGGTTTCTTCGTAATCTAGTTGAAGAGTTTAAGGATGAAGATACATCTATCGCAGAGGACGGTGCTGGCAGTGCTGAGTTCACAGGGAGCATTGACAGTGGTTCTTACTCTCTCAATGCTGCTCTTAGGGGGTCAATTTTTGGTGGCGTGCCAAATAATAAGATAACTGCTTTTGCTGGCGAGAGTGCTACTGGTAAGACGTTCTTTGTTCTAGGTATTGTAAAGAGCTTCTTGGATAGTAATCCAGATGCTGGTGTCATCTATTATGATACTGAAGCTGCTGTTACTCGTGACATGATGAAATCTCGTGGTATTGACACGAAGCGAGTAATCATTGCTGAGCCTGATACTATTCAGAAGTTTAGAGAGCACGGACTCAAGTTCCTTGAAGCATATGGCAAGACTGATGAGGCTGACCGTCCTCCAATGATGATGGTTCTTGACTCTTTGGGTATGCTATCGACTTCTAAGGAAATGGCTGACTCTCTCGAAGGTAAGGATACTAGAGACATGACCAAGAGTCAGGTCATCAAGGCTGCCTTTAGAGTCTTGACATTGAAGTGTGCAAAGTATAAGGTACCAATGTTGGTAACTAACCATGTGTATGCTATGGTTGGGTCTTATGTTCCAATGAACGAGATCTCTGGTGGTACTGGATTGAAGTATGCTGCTTCTACCATTGCTATGTTGTCAAAGAGAAAGGAAAAGGTTGACAACGAAGTAATTGGTAATGTCATTAAGGTGAAGATGTATAAGTCACGACTCTCTAAGGAAAATGCGCAGGTTGAATGTTTGCTGACCTATGATAAGGGTCTTGATCGTTATTATGGTCTACTAGACCTTGCCGAGAAGTATGGTATCTTTAAGAAGGTATCTACTCGGTATGAGATGCCAGATGGATCTAAGGTCTTTGGTAAGAACATTCTTGAAGACCCTGAGAAGTACTATACAGATGAAGTATTGAAGGCTATTGATGAGGCTGCAAAGAAGGAGTTTAGTTATGGAGCATCCGGACCCGAAGAATCACTTGAGGTGGAGTCTGGCGAAGAGTAGTTTTCGCATTCTAGCTGGCGCTGTCCTTGTTGGGCAGTATGTAGTGATGGCTGGCTTGTTGTTGATTGTTGCTGAAATTTTGGGTATAGTAGAAGAAATTGTATGATTGAAAATTATATTATCTCTGCATTAGTTCAAGAAGGAGAGTTTGCCAGAAAGACTCTTCCGTTCCTGAAGAAAGATTACTTTTCTGATGAAGGTCAGAAGGTTGTCTTTGAGCTTGTTAAGCAATTTGTAGAGAAGTATAATAAGACACCTAATAAGGCCGTCCTTAGTGTCGACCTCGATGAACTCAAAGGCTTGAACCAGACCACCTACGAGCAAGCCAAGGAGTGTATCAAACTAATAGGAATGAATCCAACAGTCGACGAACAGTGGCTGTTAGACAATACTGAGAAGTTTTGTCAGGATAAGGCAATCTATAATGCCATTATGGATTCAATCAAGATTATGGATGATAAGAAAGAGCAGCAAAGTAGAGGTGCAATACCAAAACTACTTTCCGATGCTCTTGGTGTGTCATTTGACCAAAACATTGGCCATGACTTCCTAGAAGACTCTAATAGTCGGTTTGATAACTACCATAAGAAAGAGAAGAGAATTCCTTTCGATATTGAGTTCTTGAATAAGATTACTAAGGGCGGCCTTCCTCGTAAGACCCTAAACATTATCTTGGCTGGCACTGGTGTTGGTAAGTCGTTGGCGATGTGCCATATGGCTGCCCACAACTTATCCTCTGGCCAGAATGTTCTATACATTACGATGGAAATGGCTGAAGAGAAGATTGCTGAAAGAATTGATGCTAATCTTCTAGATGTTACTCTAGATGAGCTTGCTGTCCTCACAAAGGAAGCCTATCAGAAGAAGATTGATAGGTTTAGAAATAAGACTACTGGTAAGCTAATCATTAAAGAGTATCCTACTGCGTCTGCCGGTAGTGCAAACTTTAGACATCTGATTAATGAATTGAGATTGAAGAGAAACTTCAAGCCTGATATCATCTATATCGATTACTTGAATATTTGTAGTTCTTCTAGATTAAAGGCTGGTGCCAATGTCAACTCTTATACCTATGTCAAGGCTATTGCTGAAGAGTTAAGAGGACTTGGAGTAGAGTTTGATGTTCCTATTGTCTCTGCTACTCAGACGAATAGAACTGGATATACTAACACCGATGTTGGCCTAGAAGATACTTCTGAGTCGTTTGGTCTTCCTGCTACTGCTGATATTATGATTGCTCTTATCGCTACTGAAGAGTTAGATAAGCTAAACCAGATTATGGTTAAGCAGTTAAAGAATCGTTATAGCGACCCAACTAAGTTTAAGAGATTTGTTGTTGGAGTTGATAAGGCCAAGATGAAGCTATATGATGTGGAAGGTAGTGCGCAGCACAACATTATGGATGCTCCCGGTTCCCACTACAGTACGGAGTTTGAACCCTCCAGAACTGCAGAGAAATTTGGTAAGTTTGATTTTAACTAAGTAAATCAACAAGTTACGAGTCCTTATAAATCAATAGGTTATAACTCTGCAGTATTTGCTGTTGTCTTTTCTACAAATTTGCGTATAGTGGACGCATATGTTGAACACTACACTGGAACAGAAGTCAGCCCTCGCCAGGCTGTTGGCCACTGAGAACCTCAGGGTCAACTACTCTCCTAATTACCCAACTGCGTTCTTCGATCTGAAGTCACGCACGATTCACATTCCTCTGATTGGTGGCATTGATGAAGACCTTCTTGACCTCTTTGAAGGTCACGAAGTCGGCCATGCCATCGATACGCCTGAGGAAGGCTTCCATTCTGCTATCAAAGAGAATGAGCAGTATGGCAATGCCTTTAAGACCTACCTTAATGTTGTAGAAGACGTTCGTATCGAGCGTAAGATGAAGGTTCGATACCCTGGCATCAAGCGTCCTTGGATCAATGCCTACAATAAGCTCGTTGACCTTAACTTCTTTGGTGAGCAGATCGCCGAACGAATCAATGGTATGGAATTCATCGACCGTCTTAACATCTTTGCTAAGATCGGCTCCCGAGTCTACGTTGAGTTTGATTCTGAAGAGAAGGCTCTTGTTGATGAGGCGTTTACTCTTGAGACATGGGAAGATGTTGTGGCATATGCGAACAAGATCTTCAACCGTCAGTCTGAAGAGAATAAGAAGCAGGCTGCCAATCCCCAACCTGACCAGAATGGGGTGAAGGGCGAGAGCAAGGAGAAGGGCGAGAGCAGCGAAGGCGTCTCGTCTGAAGATTCTGACCAGGATCAAAATCAGGAAACTGAAGGCGCTTCTACTGATGGTGATTCTGAAGAAGGCGAAGAACCAGGTTCTGATACCGAATCGGATGAAACTAGCAACAAGGGAGACGCAAGCGGTGTAAAGGCTTCTGAGACGGATGAAACTTTCCGTCGTAAGGAGCAGGAGATGTACGATAAGGCTAAGAAAAAAGCTGAGCTCAATAAGTACAATCAGCCCGGCCGCATCGAGTTTTCAAAGACACCTTATGACATGTTCTTGCTCGAGGCTAATTATTATACTCGGGTCCTTGATATAGGTCTTCGTTTTCTGCATGACAAAGTTGCCGATCAGAAGCCTTCAGGCTATAATGAGAGTTTGATGCGTGAGCCCAGCTATGATGCTATCACAGCTCAATTTTTGAACGAGCATCGTAAGCAGAATGCTGCCTATACGAACTTCCTGATTAAAGAGTTTGAGATGCGTAAGAATGCTCGCATCCTGAATCGGGGTAAGATTTCAAAGTCGGGTAAAGTGGATATCAATCGAATCCACAAATATAAGATCTCGAACGATGTCTTTGCTCGCATAACATCCTTCCCTGAAGGCAAGAATCATGGTATGTGCATGTACATCGACCTTTCTGGTTCAATGGCTGATACTATCGGCGGTGTGATAAACCAGGCTCTTATTCTTTCCGACTTCTGTAAGAAGGTTGGTATTCCATTCCGAGTGTTTGGGTTCTCCAATGACGATAAGGCGTGTAAGATTCTTTGTGAACGAACTAAGGTCACGCACGAAGAACGGTTTCATATCATTAACAAGTTGGGTGGGTTTAAGTTCCACAATAATTATGTGTTGAAGGAGTACATTTCGAGCGAACTCCGCCCTGCCGACTATAAGATTGCGTTCAACAATCTTCTTATGTTGAAGGCTATTCACGAAGCTCACGAATCTCGTCTATATCCACGATATGCTTATGATGGTAAATATAGCGAGATCTCAGATCAACTCCGTCAGTACTCTCTCCAGGATATTGGTGAAGGTCTCTCTGCCACTCCTCTCAACGATTGTATTCTTACATCTATCCAGATCACTAACGACTTTGTTTCGAAGTATAAGATTGAGAACATGATTAACATCTTCTTGAGTGATGGCGAAGATGATCATTGCAACTCGTTTTTGTATAACACCGACACTGTTTGGAATAGTGGCATTGATCGCCACTCTCAGACAAAGGTTGGTGCTTCTATTCTTAGTGGCTATGGTGTTCGTTACTTGACAAAGTTCATGCCTGGTGCCTCCTGGAGTACTAGCAACCTTCTACAGTTTGCTCGAAGGGCAACTGGTGCTCGTTATGTTGGGTTCTTCATCCTAAAGTATGCAGGAGCTGTCATGAATAATATTGCATATAGCAGTGGTGACTATCATAGCAACATTAATAACATTAAGTCTAAGTTCCGTAGAGATGGCTTCATCACTAGTGGTAACTTTGGCTACGATGTTCAGTTCTTCATTTCGTCTAAGCAGACGATTATGAATGACTATGATGAAGAGGATAATGACAAGTGGTGGGAAGAGGTTCAGAAGAAGGCTGCCAATAAGGGCAAGAGTGATATTACCACTAAGTCGATTGCTAAGGGCTTCACGGACCAACAGACCAAGAAGCAGCTAAACCGAATCATGCTGGTTGAGTTTACCAAGGCGATTGCTGAGGCGGCGTAACTTGCTGATTTGTAAGGGTATGTAACTTATTGATTTACGTGGACAATTGTAATATGTGTAATTCTGCAGAGAAACAGTGTTGCAATTGTCCACGGTTTTGCGTATAGTGTCCCTATAGTTTGAACAATTGAGGTTTTAGATAGTTATGGCAAAGACTGGTTTCTACTCTGCTTCGATGAAGCAGACGTTCTGCGATGAGCTCGCCACTCGTTACGGAACACAAGTGTCGCGTACTGACGTTCTTAAGTTTGCGACCGAGAAGGGCTTCCCTCCTCCGTATTGGTTCGTCAACGACAAAGCTCGTAACATTGGTCGTGGCTTGTTCCGAACGGACTCTAGTTCAGCTGGTGCTCCTGTTGAGCTTACCCCTGAACTTTTCTCCTCTAACACTGTCCAGCCTGAGGCTCAGGTTGCACTTGCTGCCACTGTAACTCCGATTCGCCGTAATATGGAATCGATGCAGGGTGCTGGCGAGAATCTTGTTCCTGAGCGTGACAATACCTACGTTGAGTTTGGTGACTTCGATAAGGTCGAGAAGATCATTCGATCTAAGATCTTCTACCCTGTGTTCATTACCGGCCTCTCTGGTAATGGTAAGACTCTTTCTGTCGAGCAGGCTTGTGCCAAACTTGGCCGTGAGATGATTCGTGTTAACATTACGGAAGAGACTGACGAAGATGACCTCGTTGGTGGTTATACTCTGATGGAAGGTAACATCGTCTATCGCGAAGGTCCCGTGTTGACTGCGATGCGTCGTGGTGCTGTGTTGATCTTGGACGAGGTTGACCTTAACGCAACTAAGATCATGTGTTTGCAGTCTATTATGGAAGGCAAGCCCTACCACATCAAGAAGACTGGTGAGAAGGTCTTCCCTGCCGTTGGCTTCAATATCTTTGCGACTGCTAACACTAAGGGTAAGGGTAGTGAGGATGGTCGGTTCATCGGTACTAAGGTGATGAACGAGGCTTTCCTTGAGCGCTTCCCGATTACGTTCGAGCAGAACTATCCGCCCGAGAAGGTCGAGCTTAAGATCA